TACCAGTTGTTAATGAGTTTGGCTTTCGCTACTTCACTCCAGATGAGTTCAAGTGCAAGCACACAGGAATGAACGAGATAGACTACAAGTTCATTGAGGCATTGGATAGGTTACGTTACAAGTGTGGGTTTCCTTTTGTTATCACGTCCGGGTACAGACACGAGACACATCCGGTGGAAGCTAAGAAGGATAAGCCGGGTACACACAACCAAGGTATCGCTGCCGACATTAAAGTAAATAACGGGTGGGAACGGTACATGATCATTAAACACGCTACAGCTATGGGGTTCCGTGGCATAGGCGTAGAAGACAGGTTTGTCCATGTAGACCTCAGAGACACCGAGGCTTGTTGGACGTATTAACATCCCGGCAAGGAAGTAGACGGTGGGTAAAGCGTCTCTAAATAAAACCCACTAAACACTAACGAAGAGATAAGTATGTCCCAAGACATTACCCTCGACTTCCCACTCCTGCCTTGGCAAGCTGAGGTATGGGGTAGCGATAAACGATTTAAGGTTATAGCCGCCGGTAGGCGTACAGGGAAGACTAAGCTGGCATGTGCTAAGCTGGTCACAGAAGCCCTGAACAATCCGGGTAGTGATGTATTCTATATAGCCCCCACACAGGGACAAGCTAGAGACATTATGTGGCAGATGATGCTAGATGCCACGTCTCAGGTGCGAGTGGGTGAGAACGTCAACAACCTACAGATTAGATTGCTTAACGGCAGCAGGATTAGTCTGAAGGGTAGTGACCGTCCCGATACCATGCGCGGTGTATCGTTACAGTACGTTGTACTGGATGAATACGCTGACATGAAGCCAGATGTCTGGTCGCTGATCATACGACCTGCACTATCTGACCGGAAGGGTGGAGCTATGTTCATTGGTACTCCAATGGGACGTAATCACTTCTTTGAGTTATATAGCCGAGCTAACACTGGAGGTGATCCTGTCTACGGGGCGTGGCACTTTACCACGTATGATAACCCACTGATTGACAAGGAAGAGATCGAAGCAGCTAAAGCCGAACTGTCGAGCTTCGCGTTCAGACAGGAATACATGGCTAGCTTCGAGGCTTCTGGCTCAGAGATATTCAAGGAAGAGTGGATAGTATATAAGGATGACGAACCAGACACAGGAGAGTGGTATATAGCCTGTGACTTAGCTGGCTTTGAAGTGAGTGGTCAGAAGAGTAAAGGTAATAGAGATGATAGTGCTATTGCAGTGGTTAAGGTCAACGAAGACGGGTGGTGGATCAAAGAGATCAAAGCCGGTAGGTGGACTACAGACGAGACTGCTGAGAACATCTTCAAGCTCGTAGAGGAACATAACCCAGTAGCTGTGGGTATAGAACAGGGTATAAGTAAGCAAGCTGTAATGAGTCCTCTGAGCGATCTGATGCGTCAGAGAGGTAAGCACTTTGTTATAAAGGACTTGACTCACGGTAACCAGCAGAAGACACAGAGAATACGTTGGGCGTTAGAAGGTAGGTATGAACACGGTCAAGTGACCATGAAGCCGGGTGACTGGAACATGAAGTTCCTAGACCAGCTCTTCCAGTTCCCTGATAAGCTAACGCACGATGACATGATAGACGCTCTCGCATACATAGACCAACTAGCTGACACGATATACGGAGTCAACTGGGAAGACTTTGACAACTATGAGTGGGAACCTTTGGATGATACAACAGGATTCTAATGAATGAAAGAACTAGGCACTGACAGTTTAGCCAGTTGGGTCATGAGCCACATCGAGGATTGGGGTGACTTCTACGACAGTAACTTCAAAGAGAAGCATCTGGAGTATGAGCGCATCTGGCGTGGTCAATGGGCATCCAGCGACAAGACTAGAGACAGTGAGCGATCCAAGGTTGTAGCACCACATACGTCACAGGCAGTGGAATCTGCTGTGGCTGAGGTGGAAGAAGCCATCTACGGACGTGGTGAGTTATTCGATGTAGAAGATAACTACGCTGATGAGGACTCAAGTGATGTTCTACTGCTCCGTAAGCAGCTCAAAGAGGACATGAAGCGTAGGAAGGTCAGGAAGGCCATCAGTGAGGTTGTACTGAACGGGGCTATCTACGGTAACGGTGTAGCTGAAATCGTCCTCACGACCATCACAGAGCGTGTACCAGCCACCCAGAACGCTGAGGGTGTTAAAGAAGTAGGAATAACCAGTAAAGACAGAGTGGTAGTAGACGTTCTACCTATACATCCTAGTGATTTCAGGATGGATCCCGCCGCTACGTCCATTGATGATGGCTTAGGCTGCGGTATTGATGACTGGTATGTGCCAGAACATCAAGTAGAAAGGCTACAAGCACAGGGAATCTACGACAAAGACGTAGACATCGTTGGTACTAACGCCCAGAACAGGGAACGTGACCAAGGATTAACCCGACAACCAGAGAATACGTGCAGAGTAACCAAGTATTTCGGCCTTGTGCCGCGTGAGTTGCTAGGTGAGTACAAGAATAAGCCCAAGGACGACCCATTAGCGGGGTTTGAGGCAGAAGAACAGCCCGAATCGGCAGAACAGCCAGCAGAAAGCGAGTATGTAGAGGCTATTGTAGTTATATTGAACGGTGATGCTGTCCTTAAGGCAGAACATAACCCGTTCATGATGCAAGACCGCCCCATTATAGGGTTTGCTTGGGATATGTTACCTTCTATGTGGTACGGTAGAGGTGTTCCCGAGAAAGGTTACGGTATACAGAAGGCATTGGACAGTGAGCTACGTGCTCGTAACGATGCACTAGCACTAACAGCACATCCTATGATGGGTGTGGATGGAACCAAGATGCCTCGGGGTATGAACCCTAAGGTTACTCCCGGCAGGACTGTCATCACTAACGGTAATCCTAAGGATGCCTTGATGCCATTCAACTTCGGACAGGTTAGCCAGATAACATTCGCACAGGCCGAGTCATTAGGTCAGATGCTACAGATGGCTACAGGCGCGGTAGACACTACAGGTGTTCCGGGAGGTATCAACGAGAACGGTACTGCTGCGGGAACGAGTATGTCCTTGGGGGCTGTGATCAAGCGTCACAAGCGCACACTAACCAACTTCCAAGACGACTTCCTGATACCTCTAGTACAGCGTACCGCTTATCGTTACATGCAGTATGACCCAGACAACTACCCTGCACAGGACTTCAAGTTCTGCGTATCCAGTAGCTTGGGTACTATGGCGCGTGAGTACGAGGTTAGTCAGTTGGTGCAGTTGCTACAGACTATGAAGCCTGACACACCAGCCTATGACATACTGCTTGAGTCCATCGTACAGAACATGAACGTGGCTAACAGAGAGGCTGTAGTAGATGCCTTGCGTAAGGGTCGAGAGGTTAGCCCTGAGCAGCAACAGGCACAGCAAGCAGCACAGGCTGCACAGATGGCAGTACAGAAGGGGCAAGCAGACGCGCTACAAGGGCAAGCTGCTGAGTCTCTGGCTAGGGCTAAGAAGTATGACGCAGAGACTAGAGCAATCCCTGTGGAGCTACAGAATGATCGCATCAAGGCTATCTCCACTAACCTAAGTGACGGTGACCAAGATGAAACCAACTTCAAACGCAGAGTGGAGGTCGCTAAGTTACTACAGAACGACCAGAAGCTAAGCATAGAAGAGAAGAAGGCAGCACCGCAGCAACCTGTTGAGCAACCCGCTGAACAGCCTGTTATGCCGCCTGTCAACCTGCCAACAGCAGGGCCAATGAACGCATAACCCGAGAGGGCGCGAGGAGATAGTATGATTAGTAAGAGAGAGTTTAGCAATGTTGTTAATCAAGTCAACGCACGATTCGAGTACTTCACCAGCAAGATTGAAGAACTAGAAGCTAAGGTTGATAAACTTGAAACTAAACCGGCAGTTAAGAAAGCACCGGCTAAGGCAACTAAGGAGGCGGCTTAATGAGCTATAACCCCCAAGAAGAACTAGCTCGTATCGAGACTATCAAAGAACTCTTTGAACACGCAGGATGGGAACAGTTCCGTCAGGACATGGCTAACAACCTACAGGCAGTATCCACAATCAAGGGTATTACTGGAGAGCAAGAGCTAGGTGTACGACAGGGACAGGTCTTTGTGTTAGAGGGTATACTCAATTATGAGACTCTGATAGAAGCTACAGAGAAGCAAATCAATGAAGACATCAACGCACCCGAGGAATCAGATGCGTAGGTTATTCGATGCAAAGTGTCCACAAGGTCATATAGAAGAGTATCTTCTTGAAGACGGAGTAGGAGAAACACCTTGTAGTGTATGTAACGAAGTAGCTACTAAACAGATCGGCGCAGTAGCTGTCCACCTAGAGGTAACTTCAGGTGACTTCCCCGGTGCTACCGCAAGGTGGCTAAAGGATCGACAGCGGAAACTTGCGAAGGAACAGAGGACAATGGCCGAACACGGTACACCTCGCTAATAGCAACTTCTCCATAATGTCAAACGACACGGAGTTTTAAGATGGCTAAGATAGAAGATTACGTAAATAAGAATGATGACAAGAAAGAGAAGGAACCCGTTGACACTCAACTAGAGTTGTCCGAGTTGGAGACTGAGGAGTCTACACCTAACCAACCCGAGTCACCCAAGGAAGAGAGTCTGCCTAATAAGTATGCCGGTAAGAGCATGGCTGAATTGGCGCGTATGCACCAAGAAGCTGAGTCTGTTATAGGGCGACAAGGTAACGAGATGGGGGAACTCAGAACTGCCGTCAACAAACTTATTGAGGATAATCTCAAAGCAACACAAGTGCCCGAGGGATATTCCGAAGGTGCTCAGGAGTCAGACGTAGATTTCTTCGCTGACCCCGTTAAGTCTGTAAGAGACTTAGTTGACAAACACCCAACTGTAGCTAAGGCTAAGGAAACTACTGACAGGCTCGAAAAGCAAGGTAGGCAATCAGAGATCATGAAGCGTCATCCTGACGTTGATCAAGTGTTTGCTGATCCGGGTTTTAGAGAATGGATAGAGAAGTCTCCTCACCGTAAGCAGCAACTGTTAAAGGCCGATAAGGACTATGACGTTGATGCAGGTGATGCCCTACTGACAGATTACAAGGAGATAAAGGCAGCTAGGGCTGGCTCCTCCGAGACTAAGAAGTCAACAGTAACTACACCCAATATCAAGGCAGCCCAGACGGGTTCGCTGAAAGGTGGTGGTGGGAATCAACGCACTGGCAAGATTATATATCGAGCCGACATCGTAGAACTTCAGCGTACTAACCCGAAACGGTACAATGAAATGCTACCTGCTATACGAAAGGCGTATGCAGAGGGCAGAGTAAGAACCCATTGACGGTAGGCGCTTCACATTTAATTTGATATAAGGAAGCAAGATCATGGCTAATAGCGTTTATCCCGCACAAGGCGGAGCCACCGGCTTAACAGAAGCCGCATCGTTCATTCCAGAGATTTGGAGTGATGAAACTAAAGTAGCATACGAGATGAACCTCGTGGCTGCACCCTTGGTACGCAACATCTCGATGGTTGGGAAGAAAGGCGATACCATGCACATCCCCGCACCAACTCGTGGGGCAGTTACAGCGAAGGCTGAGAACACTGCGGTTACCATCCAAGGTAACACAGAAGGTACTGTTGATATCGTAATCGACCAGCACTATGAATACTCTCGTTTCATCGAGGATATCGTAGGTGTTCAGGCGTTGGATTCAATGCGTCAGTTCTACACTAAGGATGCTGGCTATGCGATGGCTACACAGGTTGATACCTCTGTACTAGAGCGTGGTAAGTTTCTAGGTGATGATAATGGTTCAGGTTCAGATTGGGTTCACAGTAACTCTTTCTTCGCCGATGCCTCAACAGGCTTGACAGCTTATACTGTTGACACTGTTACAACATCTGACGTAGTTACTGCTGCAATCATCCGAGCGATGTGTAAAGAGTTGGATGACAATGACGTTCCTATGATGGATCGTTTCTGGATCATCCCTCCTTCAGTTAAGGCTACCCTGTTGGGTATCTCTGACTTCATCAGTGCTGACTTTGTTAATGGTCGTCCCACTGAGACTGGTCTGTTGGGTGACGTGTATGGCTGTCAAGTCTACATGACTAACAACTGCCCTATCTCTGAGACTTCTGGCGACAACGCTGCTGGTGGTGAGGTACGAGCTAGCTTGATGGCGCATCCAGATGCCATCGTATTGGCTACTCAGATGGACGTTCGTTCACAGACTCAGTACAAGCAAGAGTGGCTTGCTGATCTGTTAACTGTAGATAGCATCTACGGTGTCCATGAGTATCAGCAGGAAGCTGGTATTGTATTGAATGTTAATGCTTAATAGCTGACGTTCTCTATAACCCTCCTCAGGCTACGGCTTGGGGAGGCTTTTTAGTAATTGAATAGGAACGAGCATGAGCAACTACACAAAGACTACAAACTTCACAGCCAAGGACAACTTGCCTTCAGGCAACGTAGCCAAGAAGATACTCGGTAGCCTATTCGACACAGAATTCGATGCTATCGCTACAGCAGTAGCTACCAAGTCAAACACAGCATCCCCAACATTTACAGGTACGGTGACAATCCCGACCTTATCCGTCACAGGCGTTACAACGCTGGGCGGCAACATAGTATCCGACACAGACTCCACAGACGACCTCGGCACTACGGGTGTCCGATGGGCTAACTTGTTCGTTGATGACATCACAGCTACCACTACAGGTACGTTTGGAACGTCAGTGGTAGCAGGTACAGCCACACTAGCCGCAGGGTCGCTAACAGACAGCTCTGGAGCTATATCGTTCGGCA